TTACTACTTCCGGGATTAAATATATCAACGTCAGATGCTATAAATATTTCAGATACTGAAACGGAAATATTACCGGCATTACTTCTTTCAATTTCAGATTCAATAAGTATTGCGGAAGATATTGAACGTAATCTCATAATAAACCTTTCAGTGTCCGATTCAATTTTTATTTCAGATACTGAAGATGAAATATTACCAGCATTATTTCTTTCAGTTTCAGATTCAATAACCATTGCGGAAGATATCGAACATAATCTCGTAATGTTCCTCGTGGTATCAGATTCAATAAGTATTGTAGAAAACATCAAACGTAATCTTGTAATAAATCTTTCAACTTCAGATTCAATAAGTATTGTAGAAAACATCAAACGTAATCTTGTAATAAATCTTTCAACTTCAGATTCAATAAGTATTATAGAAAACTTGGAACGTAATCTTGTAATAAATCTTTCAACTTCAGATTCAATAAGTATTGTAGAAAATTTGAAATGGAATCTCGTAATTAACCTTTCAATATTTGATTCAATTTCTATTTCAGATACGGAAAGTGAAATATTACCGGCATTAAATATATTAATATCTGATTCTATAAGCATTGCGGATCAAGAAGATGAAATACTTTCAACGCTTTATTGTTTAACATCAGATACTATAAGTATTACAGAGAATACAACTTTCTTATTCTCGCATTGGAATGTATCAACGTTTGATTCTATAAGCATTACAGAAGATATATCTTTCTTTTTCTCGCATTGGAATTTATTAACGTCTGATTCTATTTCTATTACAGATACAGAAACCAAAATACTTCCGGAACTGAATTTATCAACATTTGATTCAATAAGTATTGCAGAGAGTGGTACTTTTGGATTTTTTAATATAAAAATAGATATATACGAAGATATTAGAGTATTCGATCCACCGTTTTCTTATCCTGATGAAATTTTTATTACAGAAGATATATCTTTCTTTTTCTCGCATTGGAATTTATCATTATCAGATTCTATAAGTATTGTAGACAACACTACTGTTATCCTGCCAATACTTTATTGTTCCGTATCAGATTCAATAAACATTACAGAAAATATATCTCGGTTATTATCACATTGGAATTTATTAATATCAGATTCAATAAGCATTACAGATTCCGAAACTGAAATACTTCCGGACCTGAATGTATTAACATCAGATTCTATAAGCATTATAGATTCCGAAACTGAAATATTACCGATACTGAATTTATTAACGTTTGATTCTATAAGCATTACAGAAAATATTGATCTGATATTACCAATGCTTTATTGTTCTACATCAGATTCTATAAGCATTACGGATTCAGAAGATGAAATATTACCAATACTCTATCGCGCTATATCAGATTCAATAACCATTACGGAAAATATTGCTATAATATTACCGGAACTGAATTTATCTATATCTGATTCTATAAACATTACAGAAAATATATCTCGGTTATTATCACATTGGAATTTATTAATATCAGATTCAATAAGCATTACAGATTCCGAAACTGGAATATTACCGATACTGAATATATTAACATCAGATTCTATAAGCATTATAGAAAATATTGTAATGGATCGTGTTTGTTATGTATATATTTCTGATTCAATAAGCATTACAGATTCCGAAGATGAAATACTTCCGGCATTACTTCTTTCAACTTCAGATTCAATAAGTATTGCGGAAAATATTGAACGTAACCTTGTAATTAACCTTGCAGTATCTGATTCTATTTCTATTTCTGATACTGAAACGGAAACATTACCGTCATTACTTCTTTCAACATCGGATTCAATAACTATCGCGGAAAATATTAATACGGATATATTACTTATTGTATCAACATCTGATTCAGTTTCTATTTCGGATACGGAATCCGAAATATTACCGTCATTACTTCTTTCTGTATCAGATTCAATAACCATTGTAGAAAATTTGGAACGTAACCTTGTAATCAACCTTTCGATATCTGATTCAATTTCTATCGCGGATACGGAAACGGAAACATTACCGTCATTACTTCTTTCAGTTTTGGATTCAATAACTATTGCGGAAAATATTGATACGGATATATTGCTTCTTGTATCAACATATGATTCTATATCCATATCTGATACAGATATAGAACTTATTAGATTAGATTTTAGAATTTTTGATACCATTTTCATATCTGAAAATGTATCTCAATTATTAACTTCTTTGAATATATCAGTATCGGATTCAATAACTATTGCAGAAAAAATTGTAATGGGATTAGATACAATAGTTTTACCTGTATATGATTCCATAACTATCGCGGAACAGGTTGAACGTAATCTTGTAATTAATTTATCAGTATCGGATTCAATAACCGTAACCGAAGATACATCTGAACTAATATTTTATTTGCTTATATCAACATCGGATTCAATAAGCATATCAGATTATGAAGACGAGGTATTAGAAGAACTTCATATCAGTATTTTTGATACAATAAGCATTACAGAATATAGTTACCCGGAATTAGCGCATTATAATGTATCAGTCACAGATTCAATAAGCGTTTCGGAATATATATATCTGCCATTATCTATAATGGATATATATATATCTGATTCAATAAATGTTTCAGATTATAATAATGTATTCATACCTATATTAGTAATTCATATGTATGATACAATTTCTGTATCTGAATATGAAATAAAATATCGTTTTGATCTACAATATGATTTTAAGAATGTAACAGATCAATTATCTTTGAAAAACGTAACTGAAGAACTTGAATTTTGTAATAATACGTAAGGGAGGATTGTTATGACATGGACAGGCGGACCATTTTATAAAGATGATGATATAACATTAAAAGGTCAATTTGAATCTGATGGTGTTGCGCAAACACCGGATGCCGGATCGGGATTATGTACAATATATCAAAAAGATACAACACTTCCACTTGTTGATGGGGTGGCAGCCGGTATTTCCGGGACAACTATTTATTATAAATATTCCGATTTTGCAGTCGGAGAATATATAGCATATATTACAGCGAAATTTAATTCCGGTGCTGATGAACGAACCGGCGAGATATCGTTTGTCGTTAAGGCTAAAGGAGGAATCTGGTAATGGAAAAGAATAGAATACAGAACGTGAATAGTTTAGAGAATTTAACAAAAGAAAAGACGAAACATCCTGAGTATGGGAAAGGATATTGTTTGCCTCAAGAAAAGATCGATGAGCTCTTTATGTTATTAGCGGGGAATGAAAATCTTACTAATGCCGCTAAGCAGGTAGGCATTACATACGATACCGCTAAGAAATATTTTGAATCAGGAGATCCTCGGCGCGGAATACAATCGTTACAGAAACGGCTTGTCATGTTTCAGACTAAACGTACAGAGAAATTTGATAAAGAATTTCTGCAACGCAGGAAGGATTTGATCGTAATATGTCAGGAACAGATAACAAAGATACGAACCGAATTAGTTGAATCTACGGATTCTAAAAAAATATCATATACGGCGCTTGAGAAAATGATTAAACTTGAAATATCGCTTATGGGCGCGCCTGATAAAGTAGAAACTACCGGAATGTTAACAGCCGAAGAACTTAAAATGCTAGAGGAAAAAGCAAATTATGACAAATGATGAATTAAGAGCCGTACAGATAAAAGAATATACCCGGTGTAAATCGGACGCGCAATACTTTATCCATAATTATTGCTGGACGTTCAATGCTAAAGAAACCGATCCGACTAAACCGAAGATATTTAAGATGAAACCGTATCCTCATCTCGTTGATCTTATAAAACATCTTGAAGCAGCAATAAAAGATAAGCAACCTCTTATTATTGAGAAATCTCGTGAAATGTGTATCAGCTGGACAATAATGGCATGGCAATTACATAAAGTAATGTTTACTGAAGGATGGATGTCGCTTAACATTTCACGAAAAGAATCTGAAGTTGAAGATACCGGGAAAACTCCGAAGTCATTGTTCGGTCGTCTTGATTTTATGTATAAACATCTTCCTAGTTTTTTAAGAATGCGAGCAGAAAATCCGTTTCTTACATTCAAAGTTCAATCCAACAACTCATATATCTCCGGGGAATCCGCGAACCCGAACGCCGGCCGTGATACACAGTATAGTTTTATACTTATTGATGAAGCGGGCATGGTGGGTTGCCTTGACGAAATGTGGCAGTCAGTAAATAACTCTGCCGATGTCATATGCTTGAATTCAACCCCTCCTCGTGAAGGTATGGGCCATAAATTTTCACAGCTTCGGTTCTTAAAGAACTCTAACTTCAAAATATTGAAATATCATTGGTCGCAGCACCCGGAAAAAGATAACGAATGGTACGTTAAGAAGACAGCTAACATGACAGAGGAAGATATCGCGAGAGAACTCGAAGTAAATTATGAAAAGTCCGCGAACTTAAAGATATTTCACGAATTTGACGCTGAAATACATGTTCCGTCATACGATATACCATACGATCCTCGTATTCCTTTATATATGAGTTGGGATTTCGGGTTAGATGATCCGGAATTTGTTCTATTTATGCAGATAACTGTTGATTGTGACGGTAAACGTAGATTAAATGTGCTGGATGAATACGAAAAACGTAATTTATTAACTACTGAACACGCGGCTAACTTAAAGAAAAAGCTTATGTTAATGAATTTCAGCGGTACTTATAAAAGTATTACTTGTCATGGGGATCCGGAAGGATCAAAAAGAGAACGAACATCAAGGCAGAGTGTATGTCAGCAATATAAACTTTCTGGTTTTGATATATCAATACTTGAAAAAGGAATAGACGAACGGCGTAGGTCAGTTAAGGTTTTATTAAAAGCGCGTGATTCAAAAGGTATGCCACGCTTAAGGATAAATCCAAAATGTGAGAAGTTAATAGAATGTTTACAGAACCATCAGAGAAAAACAAAAGATGTCGAAGACGCGCGTCGTACAAAATGGACACATGGCGCTACTTGTCTTGAGTTTTTCTGTGTAAATGAGTTTCCTGTAATACAGATAGCTGCTGTTACGGGAAGTCTTGATCCAGAAGATACTAGCAAAAAAGAATTATTACCTACACCGGTACAAAGAAGGGGGAGTTTGATATGGTAAAGAAAAGTTTAAAAGCATACAGTAATAATCACACCACTATTAATGCGAAGAAAAAAGCTAAAGGTGGTAAAAGAATGGGTGAATCTTATCCACAAGTCGGAGCTAATTATTCTGATTATGGATGGACAAATCTGACCGCTGATGTATCGCGGGACCTTCAGCCGATAGTGCAGGATCGTATGCAGGATATTGCTTTCTTCCTATATGATTCTAACCCACTCGCACATCGTACTATCGAAATGACTACAGATTTTGTTATAGGTGATGGATTCACTTATACAGCTGAAGATGATAAAGTTAAAGAAGTTCTTGATAAGCATTGGAACGATCCAGTTAATAACTGGGCGCTTAAACAAACGAATAAATGTAAAGAACTCGCTATTTTCGGTGAACAATTTTATCCTGTATTCGTAAATCCTTATAGCGGTCATGTCAGACTTGGATTTATTGATCCAGGTGCGGTTAAAAAAATAGTAGTGAATAGAAAGAATCCAGAAGTAGTTGATTCAGTTATATTAAAAACTAATGATTATTCAACAAAGAAACCGCGTAGATTAAAAGTAGTTAATCCTATTAGAAAGAAAGGAAGTAAGGATAACGGACTGTATGACGGAGAAATTCTTGTATTCTATATCAACAAAGTTACCAGTACATCTCGCGGGAGAAGTGATCTTCTTCCATTGGCTGACTGGATAGACGGTTACGATCAGTTTTTGTTTGCAAGACTAGAACGGGCAAACATTCTTAATAATTTCGTATGGGATGTTTTGCTCGAAGGAGCTGATGAAGCAACAATAAATGATTGGCTCGCGAAACAGTCTACACCGAAACCTGGAAGTATTAGAGCGCATAATGAAAAAGTAACGTGGAGTTCAGTAGTTCCGGATCTTCAGTCTCAAGACGCGTCTAAAGAAGCAAACCTTTTTAAGATGCAGATACTCGGCGGTGCAGGATTCCCAAATCTTTGGTTCGGTGAAGGCGGGGAAGGTATTCGTGCAGCTGCACAAGAAATGAGTTTACCGACAATGAAACATCTTCGTAGCCGACAACGATACTTTAAATATATGATTACCCATGTTTTTGATTTTGTTATAGATCAGGCAATAATGGCCGGCACATTAGATAGAAAGGTAAATAGATCTTTTGAGGTTATAACGCCGATACTCACAAAAGAAAAAGAAATGACAATGGGCATGGCGGCATATCGCGTTACTGAATCTATTAGTATTGCATTAGAGAAAAAATGGATAAATGAAGATCAAGCTAAAGAATCTTGGCAGACTTTTATGAAGGATATAATCGGATTAGACATTAAAACTGTTGAAGAAAAGGAGACTGAAAATGAGACTGATTAATATAACCCCGCAGGCTATTGCCGAGCTAAAAGACGAACTTCTTTTTAGTCTATGGCAAAAACTGAATGTCGTTTGGGAATCCGAAAATCCGGATAAAGAAGAGATTGTTACCCGTGCGATATTTCTTATTAATGAAATACGCGATCGAGATATGAAGATCGAAGAAACTGAACTCTATAAAGCCGCCGAAGAATGGCGCGAGAAACATAAAGACGATTCAGACCAGGAAAATATTAAGGAACTCTATAATTTCGCTAAAATGGATAACTATTCTAAAAATTTAACAAAGTTATATGAAAAATCTGATACCTCTAGATTATGTGAAGTTATTGTTGAATACGGTGCTCAAACAGAAAATATGAATGAATATTTTTTAAATACAGATGGTATAGACTACAGGATTATACATAGAAAAGTTGGCGCGTATATAGCTGAACAAATTAATGAATCTTTTATACGGTCAGTTGTAGCGAATTATTTGTACGATAACGATCTGAATATTAAAATAAAAGAAGCTATCAAAAAACCTTATAAAATGATATCTAAAGTCGATCTTGTGAAAGATTGCAATATTTTAGCTTCCGCTGAAAAAACCGGGTGGATAACAATAGAATCTACCGATCAGTTTCCATATGTTTTGACAAAAGAAGCGTGTGATAATGAATATATGCCTGATATAGGTTTTTCAGCGTTACCGAAAAAGTTTCGTGAAAGAGTACCGGAAGAATATCAATTCTGGCTTGCTAAAGAAGAAGATGAAGCGTTATCTATAAGGAATAAACTTATTGAGGCAATTGATAAAGGCACTGTAAGTTTATACGAACCTTATCCAAATGAACACGCGGCGCGAATAAAAGAACCAAAACAATTTGATAGCATAAAACGACAAAACGACAAATTCGGTCCCGGGATCCATGCTCTTTTTGGAATAAAAGATAATAAGTCAGAAGTTCAAGCAATTCGTTTCAGTAAAGATAAGGTTACTCCTGATGAAGCAAAAGAATGGCTCAAGAAACATGATTATACACCGATAGAATTTGAACCTGCAGCTACACAGCAAGAGGCGAAATTTGTTCTTCAACATCAATGGTTTAAAGAAAATCTTTCAGAACATTGGGATCTTCGTATAGATACAGGTGACATGATTATGCATATGGTATTAGAATATAATCCTTTAAAAGAAACAGAAATTGAAGGATATATGCATGATATTCGCGAAAGTGCTAGTAGAAGCTG